ATATAGGCGAATTAAAAGCTAAATTCCGCACCGATAGTGATTTCTCCCCGCTTTTCAGCAGACCAATCATATGAGGTTTCACCATATAATTCAAGATTTTCCATCAACATTTTATCCAAACGGAAGTTGAATACTGGATCATCAAGAGCTGTATCGGCAACGAATTCGTTGTCGTATATTGACAAATCAATATCTGCAGTCAAATCAAATCCTGCAAAGACATATCCAATTTCTGGAGTCGCCACAAGAGTAGTTTGCTCTGCATCTACTTTATGTTCTGCCACAGTAGTTGCGCCAAAATGCAATCCTTCAGCGGATGCGAATGATGCAGCCAAGATTGCTGCAGTTGTTAGTAGTACTGTCTTCATTTTTCTCTCCTTAGAATGACATGCCACTTTTCTGTTGCTAGGCAAGTGACCAGCCCCCTGTGTTATGCAGCTAGTGCATAATCAGATGGTGCAAAGTTATCGTTTGCATTTAGTTTGTTTGACCTAATATCGTCAGTCACCACGGTAAACTCCACTTCACTTTCACACCTGTCGATCCTATTTCAGCCCCATCAAAAACATACTAGCTTCAGACTTTACCTTGGAGATCAACCCAAGTCACATCAACTATATTTTTCAAATATAAGTGAGCCCCTGCAGGGATCAATGCTACTTATTTTTGTCTAGCATTTGCTAGTATGTTTATGGTGGAGCTGTGGGGTACTGCCCCCCAGTCCAGTATGTGTCTACGTTGCTTCAACGCCTACAGTTTAATTTATAATAGATTTTGTTAAATATCAAGCACTTTTTTTAATATATAAAAATCGTTGCTAATTAGCAACTATAGAAATTGCTCTAGTTCTGGAGCTTTCCATCCTTCTGGCTTTAACACTTTACCGTCTTCACGTTTGCGTACTTTGCCTGTTTCAGGATCAATCTTAGCAAAGTTTGTATCCATTACTTCTTTCCAAGCACCTTCACCATCCATTCCACCAGCACGAATAGCTCCGATGGTAACTACAAGGATATCTATTAATGCATCTAATTGTTCAACTTTATCTTCTAACATTACTGCGTCTTGAAGTTCACTAAATTCTTCTTCAATTAAATCAAGATACAGTTTGTAGTTGTCATTGCTAGGTTCTTGGTCGCATGCACCTTGAAACTTATCAATGTCATAGAACACATTAGTCATTCATCTTTTCCTTCCAATATTATATTTCGCAACTAAATTCCAATTATCTTTTTCTTTAAATGGTAAAATTTTAATTTGACTTAAAGAAGTCACTGGGTCTTTCGACTTATCTTTCTCAACAAGCGATACCAGACCCCACTCCTCCAATAAGTTGGAGATAGCATTTCTTCTGCCCATATCTTCTTCACTGAAGTTATTGGGTTTACCATCAAGCATAAACAATTCTTTGAAGTGCACGATATAATATCGACCTTGTTTATGCAAAATATGGCATGATTGGTAGATTGTTTTATCTTTTCGAGAAGCGACACCAATACGTGTTAGTGTTTCTCTAATTTTAAGAAAATCGTCTTCATTTACGAGACGGACTTCGATCATTTCATCCAGCATTCCTTCCACCCTTTTCCACCTTTTTTCTTATTATTTTTATTTGGTCGTCGGTGAGAACGGAAAGCGCCTGTCTGGCTTTCATATCATTATAACCATAGAACAATTTAATCACTTCCACGTCACCAGTCTTTTCTTTTTTAGCCCATTTAGCAAATCGCTTTTTTGGTCTGATAGTATTTAGTAGATAGTGAAATTGAAGCTTCTTATCCGTATTGTGGCGAATATTCATTTCATTGGCTTGATACACTGTATCGGCGAAGTTAGATAAAGACCGATTGGTGAGGAAGGGATCATAACCCTTCTCAGCCAACCGATCATTATCAGTGCCACTCATCAAATCTTTTTTAGATTGATTTATAGCATTTACATAGTCAAATGGATTCATTTCCACTCAACCTCTACCATCATTTCAGCAAACATCGCCATCATATTAATTTCATGGTCTGCAACGAAAGCTGATTTGTACTGATAGTCAGCGAGAGTAACAACAACTTGAGGGATAGATCGAGCTGAAACATGATCATACATATTATCATATATCTTTCGAAATATGTCTGCTCCATCTCCTTCAATATTTTGTGCTGCCCATTTCCTAACGGTGGTGAAGTCCTTAGCTTTGAGACCATTGATGAGTTCTTTAATTTGAACATCAACAAAATTTGACAAGATACCAGAATCAATTTTTCCAGTACCACTGTATCTCTGCAGCTCATTAAGAATTCTTCTGTTGTCTGGGAAATGCTTCTTGACAACTTCAACAACCACCTTTTTATCATATTCAATACTCTCGGTTTCTAGAATATGACACAAACGCTTGAACATCTGCGCAGCCATCTCAGGCTTATCGTCTTTGGACAGACGAAAGTTTATTACTGAGCATCGAGAATGAAGAGGATCGATAATCTTTTTCTCGAAATTACATGTCAGAATAAATCCACAGTTAGAGCTATATTCTTCCATGAAATTGCGCAATGCTGGTTGTACAGTCTCAGCGTTTAGATAATCAGCTTCATCAAGTATTACATACTTGCGCCCCCCAGCGAGAGACATAGATGAAGCAAAGTTCTTTATTTTCGTTCGGAGAGTGTCGATTAAACGACCCTCATCCGAACCATTGATCACAATATAATCACAACCCAACTCATCAAGCATGGCTTTGGCAATGGTGGTTTTGCCGACTCCAGCACTACCAGTTAACAACAGGTTTGGTACATTTTGTTGATCAACAAACGTTTGGAAAGTCTGCTTTAGACTTTCAGAAAGAATAGTGTCGTTCACAGTTTTGGGTCTATACTTTTCAACCCACAAGAAATCTTCATTCATAATATAATTATCTTTCATTATTTAAAATCATCAGTAGTTTCAGCTTCTGCATTCTTCAGAGCGTCAGTCAATCCTTTCCTCATTGTTGCGACAGGAAGAAGTTCTTCCCCATTAATTGCACCACGTTTTGCCACTGTGTCTATCATCTGAACCAAAGCTTTGGCAACATCAGAACTGATATTAACCATTATACTCTGATCCTTTCTCGGTGGCAATCCAATATTCGATCAGCTGACCTTTAAAGTGTGAGATACCCTTAGATGATACTGTAACCTGATAGTCGTCAGAAATCAACTTCATATTTTCTGGACGAAACACGAACTGGAAAACTGCATCTGTCGTGCCAACTTCACGGCTGTATTCATTTGATGATGGGTTTTGGATATCAGTTGCTGTGACAGTAATCACACCATCAGAACCACGAATAACGATATTGGGAAGTTGTAGTTGATTGGCTGCATTACGAACTTTTGCGAAATCATCAGAGGTCATGGAAAATGAAACTTCTTTAGATGGCAATTCTAAATTTTTCTCCGGAGGAGTAGTTACCATAGAAGGATCTGTATATGTATAGCGAGAACGTGTTGTCCCTTCGCTGACAGTCACAGCAGATTCTCCAAACGTATAGTCTGGATCTTCGAAGATTGAATCTAATCCTAAAAATTGATTAAGCTCATAGACAGCAAAGTCTTGGGGGAATGCTTCATTCACCACCGCCTGTGCTAAAATATTTTTTGCTTCGGAAATTGTCCGAAGAGTGTTTCCTTGTTTGATTGCAATCGACTGATTAATTGTTGAAAAATTTTTAAGAACGTTTAATGTATTGTCACTAATTTTCATGTTGTATCTCCATCCTGTAAATCATGAGTATATAATGCAAGTATACCATAATGTATAATCTTTATCAAGTCTTTTCTTGCATCTTCAGCTGTACCTTTTTTACCATACCGATTAGAATACTTGTCAATATTTCCCATACAAAAGCCAGTACCATGCCCTCTGGAAATAATTACTTCTGTCGACTGAAATTTGTTTTCTGAATAGTGTCCTCTATATGTAGAGTCAATATAATCGGAAATCTCATCCAGAAGCTCATCTTCTTTAAATTTATAATCAATTGTCATCATTCACCCCCAAACATGGAAGTAGAATCGTTTGTTTACAATATCTCGGAAACTCATCATATGTCATCGCAATTATAATTGGCAATCCCAAAATAATAAATGCGACAATACCAGACGCCCAAAGGGCACCTTTAATATCACCTCTTGTTTTCATCTCACACCGTTATATCAATTGTTGAAGT